GTAGTTCAGCCCGTCCAGCTCTCCTCTCCCAGCAGACCTTATCTAGTTCGACTGTTTTGTAGACAGCCATAGTCATTTGTTCGATAGGATAGCAAAGCTAGCTCTTCCCTGCAGCCTTTCAGAGTATGCCCAGACCTTCGAGTCTCCCGCTAAAAGTCTTTCTTACGCAAATAAGATTCTCACGGCCCTCGATTTGGGAACTTCGATCGAGGCGGCTTTGCTACAATGGTAAAAAGCGGTGAAAAGTACTCCTCCAGTTCCTTCGGCCCCAATTTCACTCACAAGTCTCGTCCCCGTAACATCTGCGTTCCCAAGTCATATGGATACGCTTTGCATGGCGCTGCACAAACTCCTCTTTTCGCAGCCATTCGCAAGGTCATACCCTGCTTCATACACGGGATGAATACTTCTGAGATCTCTGACGAACTCAACAGAGGCTTACCTAGCGACCCCGTGGCAATCAGTATTGACGGGAAAAGTTTCGATTCTACTCAATACGCTCCTCTCCAGAGATCGGTAGCTTCACGTTTTTGGAGACACATGCTTCCCTACCTTCGCAAACTCTTTTTTCTCCCCGAGAACTCTTGTTCCTTAATCGACCCAGCGAACACTCTACTATAGAGTATTTGCCAGACCGAGAAGCACTTGTTCGTCCATGCTCCCGGCTCCCGCGGACAAATATGGACGGACTAGCAGAAAGAATCTTTTCGCGATACTGACTTGAGAGGCAAAAGAGACTACATTCCCTTTACTGTCGATGGCACCACTTTCTCCGGTGACCCGACTACTACTACTCTAGGCAACACTCTTCGGTCCATTTTTTACATTGGATACTATGTCAGGACCATTCTTCCCAATTTCTTAGAGAACCCCAACTGCAAACTTTTAGTTGCGGGTGACGATGTGGTCTTGATTGTAGATCGTAGGCTTGCGACGGCGGCACGAAACCTCATCTTGGACCACTCTTCTCAAGATTTAGTCACGGATAGTTCCCTCGGCCAGATAATTCAGACCGTCGAGATCGGTGAATTGGTAGACATCAGTTTTTGCTCTAAGTGGGCACACAGAACTGATTCGGGTATATCTCTCACCCGCGATGTCTCCAAGGTATTGAACCAGAAGTAATTTTACTCTAAGAGAAATGCGGCTATTCTCTAGGATCCCAAAATCCACAGACGCGCCATATATGAAGGCTTCAGATCCGAATAGTGCAGCACTCTAGTTGAAGACATTCTCTACCTTAACTCTCCCCTCGATCCCCTTACCTATCACCAACAGGAGCTCAGTAAGAAACATCTTAATTCTTACATTGATCTTTCTCCTTCCGGATATTCCTGCGAATAGTCTGTCAACCACAGACTAGGTA